AAGACAATTAATAAAAACTCAAGCAGGTGTTGAATATAACTCTATATCTGGCCGTTACGTGGATTTTAGTGATACATATACACCAATTAAAAGATGGCGTAAACAATCAAAAGATAGTAAACAAGGAAGCGCAGAAGAACTAAGGCTGTCAAGTCAGTTAGTTTGTCAAGAAATAGAGGATAATGTTTTAGACGTTTGTAAACAAGCATACAACGATTTAATTAAGTTAGGTGTAAGTAAAGAACAAGCGAGAACAATACTACCTTTGAATCTTAATACAACAATGATTTATACTTGTAGTTTATACTCTTTTATAAGGCTTTATAAACAAAGAAGCAAAAAAGACGCACAACAAGAAACAAGAGAAGTGGTTGAAGAAATGTTAAAGCAAGTAAAAGAAAATGGAAGTTTTGAACTGAGTTTAAAGGCTTTTGAATTATAAATTATTAAATTTGAATTATGAAAATAACAGGAGAACTAATAAAAAAATTTGATTCAGAAAAGATTTCTGATAAGTTTACAAAAAGAATGTTTGTAGTAAGAACATTAGAGCAATACCCTCAAGAAATAGCTATTCAGCTTAACAACGACAGGTGCTCGTTAATTGATTCAGTAAGACAAGGCGAACAAGTTGAAGCAAATGTAAACCTTAGAGGACGTGAGTACAATGGGAAGTGGTTTAATACAATTGAGTGTTGGTCATTAAACATTCAGACAGCCGACAAACAACGTATTGAAGAGCTGAAAGTTGAAAGTAATAACGATTCTTTACCTTTCTAATGAACGCACGTAAATTAATATTTAATCGTTTAACAGTAATATGGAGTGGTGTTTCACGCATCGCTCCTAAATCTAAAGATGAGTTGTTCTGCAAACGATGGAAGCAACGAGAAAACCGAAAAGGAGTAATTAAAGAAAAAAAATACATTAACGATGAGCAAGATTAAAGTAGGTGATAAGATAAGGTCAAAAGTGACAGTTGTTTTTTATGAAAAAAACATTATAACATGGAATAAAATTTATGAAGTTGCACATATTACTGAATGCGAAACTGGTTACCAAGTAGTAAATGATGTAAATGAATTGATGATTTTTAAAATGTGTAATTTTGATAAAGAATTTGAATTAGTAGAAGAAAAAACTGATTTTGTAGTTGATAAAGTGATTCAAAAAATTCGTGAACGTTCACAAATTGGGATAGAAAAATATGGTAAAACTTTGGCGGAAAATAACACTGACAATTTTCTTAATCATCTACAAGAAGAGCTGATGGATGCGGTAAACTACATTGAGAAACTAAAGACTCAAGAAAGTAGTGAACTATTCGACAACATCAGAAAGTGGTTTGACGAAAAAGAATTAATCAAACAAGAAAACGCACCTAAACAAATGATGAAAGTTATGGAAGAACTTGGAGAGTTATCCAGTGCGATAATCAAAGGTAAACGTGACGAAGAAATAGACGCCTTTGGTGATGTAATGATTACTTTGTTAGGATTGTCTTACATGCGAAACGTATCTTTGATGGCTTGCACACGATCAGCATATGAAGTAATTAAAAATAGAAAAGGTAAAGTAGTTAACGGATCATTTATTAAAGAATAATGGAAGAGCAAGAAATAAGAAATAAAATAGAAGAGTTAAAAGCAACTTTAACAGGTGAATTGTTGGAAGATTGCGAAACTCAAGCTAAAATATATGAGCTTAAAAAACAGTTGTCACTTGAAACTAACATGACAATAGAAGAAATTGACGACGAAGATGGAGATATTTGCCTCAGTTGTGGATCATAGTTAGTATATTTGTATTGCTTTTAAATGGTTTTATCCTCACATCGTATTGGTGTGGGGATTTTTTTTTATATTTAACCCGTGAACGCACACTTAGAAATTTTAGCACGACACGATCAAGATTGGAAACGTATAGTACGTTCCTTTGGTCATTCCGAACATTACGATGATATTGTACAAGATTTTTATATGAAAGTTTACAACAACAAAGTAGTTAAGGTTATAGAAAACAACCAACCGAACAAAGTATATTGTTGGGTAATACTACGAAACCTATACTTTGATTATCATAGACTCAACAAAGAACATATAAACATTGATTTAATCAGAGATTTAGTTCAAGAGGACCATATGGAGCTAAAACGAAAGTGGGAGAGAGTATACAATACAGAGGAAGAAACAAAAAAAGACTTCCACTGGTTTGACTTGATGCTTTGGCAACTATACACCACTACTGATTTATCAATGCGTGACATAGCACGAGACACTAATATATCACTAAAAACTATCTTTGCAACCTTAAAACATTGCAGAGAACAAATACAACATAAATTATGGCAAGAAGAAAATCAAAAGGACTTGGAGATTCAATTGAAAAGTTCACCGAAGCAACGGGAATTAAATCTGTTGTAGATAAGGTTTCAGAAATTACTGGTTTAGATTGTGGTTGCGATAAACGAAAAGAAGCACTTAACAAACTATTTCCTTACAAGAAACCTGAATGCTTTAATGAAAACGAATTAGAGATACTAAGCGCATATAAGGAAAGAAAGCCTGTTACTATATCACCAGTAGAACAAAACGCAATAAACAAGATATATGCACGTGTAATGAAAACTAAGGTTGAATATACAACTTGCGGTTCTTGTTTAGCGGATAGATTACACCAATTAATGAGGCTTTATAATGAATATTAAAGAATTGTATAACTACATTTATATAGAAAATGAGTTTTATTTTGGAGGTATTGAAATAATATATTTTTTAAACTAATGAATTATTTATTAGCTATAATTTTTTTAATGCTGTCATGGACGATACTATTCATGTATTTGTACTATATAGCATTGAATTGAACTCAAATTTTTTCAATTTATGGATAAAAGAAAATACAATGGAGGGCATTCAAACGGAGGAAGGAGGTCAAAGGCAGAAGAACAAAACCTTATTGAAAAACTTTCACCATTAGAAGAGTCAGCACATATGAAATTAGCAGAGGCAATTGATAGTGGTAAAGATTGGGCTATTAAAATGTTTTTTGAATATATGTACGGAAAGCCTAAGCAACAAACAGACATCACTACAATGGGCGAAAAGATACAAAACATTATACATTTAGGAAGTGGAATAAAACCTGAGTAGTGGAATTATTAATCAAACAAGAGTATGCAACTTATTATTTAAACGATAAAGAAACAAACGAAGTTCTTTATGGAGGTGCAGCAGGAGGAGGTAAATCTGCTTATGGTTGTTTATGGTTAATATCAATGTGTCAAACTTATGAGGGTTCACGATGGTTAATGGGACGTTCAAAACTTAAGACACTAAAAGAAACAACACTAAACACTTTCTTTGAGTTAGCAAGTGAATTAAATATAAGCGATGAGTTTAATTATAACGCCCAATCAAATGTTATATATTTTAAAAATGGTAGCGAAATAATTTTAAAAGATTTATTCCTTTATCCATCAGACCCACATTTTGATAGTTTAGGTTCTTTGGAGATTACAGGCGCATTTATAGATGAGTGTAACCAATTATCCTACAAAGCGTGGCAAGTAGTTAAATCAAGGATAAGATATAAATTAACGCAATTTAATTTAATACCAAAAATGTTAGGTACTTGTAACCCTGCTAAAAATTGGGTATATAAAGAATTTTATTCACCATTTAAAAACAATACATTAATACCTTACAGAAGATTTATCCAAGCTTTACCAAAAGACAATCCTTATTTACATCCATCTTATTTACAATCATTATTGCAATTAGATAAAAACAGTAAAGAAAGATTATACTATGGTAATTGGGAATATGACGACGACCCAAGCACATTGATAAGTCAAGATTCAATTGTAAATTATTTTACACCAACTCACTTAAAAGGTGAAGGTCAAAAATATATGACTATTGACATTGCACGTAAAGGAAAGGATAAAACAGTATTTCGTATTTGGCATGGTTGGTTATGTATAGAATCATATAGAATAGATAAAAGCGGATTGGATGTAGTAGTTCAAAAAGCGAGAGATTTTCAAATTAAACATAGTATACCATTGACTAATATTGTTGCGGATGAGGATGGTGTTGGTGGTGGTGTTGTTGACTTCTTAAAGTGTAGAGGATTTGTTAATAATTCACAAGCTATAAAGGGCGAAAACTATTCTAATCTAAAAAGTCAATGTTCTATACTTACAGCTAAAAAAATTAGTTTAGCAGAAATGGGGGAGCTATGTAATGATAAAACAATAGTTGATATTGTTACAGAAGAAATGGAGCAAATAAAATTAAAAGACATTGATAAGGATGGTAAACTAACAATTATTCCAAAAGAAACAATAAAGGAAATGATTGGAAGATCACCTGATGAATGGGATAGTATAATGATGAGGTATTATTTTGAATTACAACCAAAAGGTAATTATTCAATTGGTATACGTTAACAACTAAATAGGTTATTTAATTATGAAGATAGAATTAAACGTACCTGATAATCTAAGTGAAATAACGCTTAAACAGTATCAGAAGTACAACACGATAGCAACGACAAATGAAGATGCTACTTTCATAACTCAAAAGATGATTGAAATATTTTGCAATGTGTCTTTAGCGAATATTGTAAGCATGAAAGCCACAACTATAAATGAGTTGATGTCACACTTTAAAAAGATATTTGAAGAGCCGAGATCATTCGTTCAAAGATTCACTATTGAGGGTATTGAGTTTGGATTCATTCCTAATTTAGAAGAAATAAGTTTTGAGGAGTATGTAGACATCGAGGCAAACATCACAGACGTAAACAAGTTACACAAAGCTTTATCTATACTTTATAGACCGATTAAGGAACGTAAAAAAGATTTGTATACTATCGAATCAAAGGACAGGGGAAAAGACTTTACAGAGGTATTAAAATACACTCCTTTAAACATTGCATTATCAGCACAGGTTTTTTTTTGGACTTTAGGACTCGAGTTGTTGAGAGCTATCCCAAGCTATTTGGAAGCACAGACGAGGGAACTCCAGACTATACCGCAAAGGGACAATTCAGTAAGCAGTGGGGATGGTATCACTCAATCTATGACTTATCTAACGGAGACATTACAAAGTTTGACGAAGTTACAAGGCAAGGACTACACAAGTGCCTTACACTATTGACTTATAAACACGATTTAAACAAAATAATACAGCAAGAAAATGATAGGATATTACACTCTCATAGATAAACTAAAAACTATTTTAGACCAAGAACCATTTATCAACACGATAACAAAGGGAGGTTTTGACCAAGTGGATTTACAAAAGGTATCACTATATCCAATTTGCCACATATCAATTAACAATTCAAGAATAGAAGGTAGTACAATCGTGTATAACGTTTCTTTTATTTTAATGGATATATTAGACCACAACAAAAAAGAAAGTTTATACGTGTATTACTCGCACGACAACGAGGATGACATAATAAACCAAATGAATGAACAAGCGATAAGAATCTATGAACTATTTAGACGTGGTGCTTTTTATAATAACGGAATGCAATTAGTAGATGAAAGCGCAAATATCGAATACTTTTCGGATAGGTTTGTAGACAAGGTTGCAGGGTGTACTTTGACTTTAGATGTTGCTTTATACAACAATGGGACAATATGTTAAGAGATGATATAATAGATGAATTAGAACGCTTTAAAAAGTATGTGGTAAGTCAATCGCGAGCTAATTTAACGAGAGGAGATAAAAACGTTTCTAAGAAGCTTTACAACTCAATCAAGGGTGAAACATTCGCAAGCAAAAAAGGTTCGTCTATTGGCTTGTATTTTGAAATGGAAGATCATGGAAGCTACCAAGACCAAGGTGTAAAAGGTAAGACTTCAATTAATCGCGCTCCTAATTCTCCTTATAAGTTTGGAACTGGAACAGGACAAAAAGGAGGTTTAACGCAAGGAATTAAAGCATGGGTAAAAGCAAAGAGAATACAATTCAAAGATATTAAAGGACGTTTTATGAGCTACGAGCAAACAGCTTTCATAATTACAAGGTCTATATACAACAAAGGATTAAAACCAAGTTATTTCTTTACAAAGCCATTTAACAAAGCGTTTGAACGATTACCAAATGATATAGTTGATAAATATGGTTTAGTATTAGAAGAATTACTTAAACAACAATTAAAATGAGTTCATCTGTAACAGCGAGAATTTATGCGAGATCACCTTTCATTGTAAGTATAAACGAAGAAGGTCAAGTGTCAGGTAAAGTTGAAATATTTTTGTCTAATACAATTAATACAATTCCTGCTTCACCTCAATATACTTTAAGCAAACCAATTCCAAGCAGTAATTTAACAGAGATTACATTTGATATTTCACCATATTGTAGAGAGTTTATAAGTAATTCTTCACCGCAGCCATCATTGACGAATACAGCTCCATTAGACAATTACGAATATTGTTATTTTGAAGTCTTTGCTTATTATGATTTGGGAGAAGGATATTTATTAGGAACATTTTATAAAGGTGTTGCGACAAATGGATATAATTCATTTGAAGATTATGCCAATGCAGATAATGCAATAGCTGGTGTTTATGCTAATTCAGGTGTATATTATTACTATCCTGATTCAAATACAATTGGAAGA